GATTTTGAAACTGTTTTAAATGTTACTGACCCTACTGCTGACAGAACTATTACATTTCCTGATGCTACAGGTACAGTAGTAACTACTGCTAACTTATCAGCTATTACAAGTACAGGGACTCTTACAAGTCTTACTGTAGATGACATTACTATTGATGGGTCAACTATATCTGATGGGGGTGATCTGACCATAGATGTTGGTGCTACTCTTAATATTGACGCAGATACACAGATTATTTTAAAAGATAATGGAACTAGTTACGGAACTTTTTATCAAAGCAGTAGTGATTTTTACATACAAAGTTTAGCACAAGATAAGGACATAGTTTTTTATGGCAATGATGGTGGAACAGGATTTACGGCTCTTACCCTAGACATGTCAGCAGCAGGTGCAGCTACTTTTAATAGTACGGTTACAGCTAATGCAGGATTAATTGCAGACAATATTACTATAGATGGTAACGCTATAACCGTTACAAATACAAATGGAAGTCTTAGTTTAACTTCTAATGGTAATGGTAATGTTATTGTTCAGGGAAACAGTGGAAATACAGCAGATTTTCAAATCGCAGGTGCTGATGACACTAGTGATATTAGATTTTTTATGGGTGGCGTTAGTGCTCTAACTGCTTGTCAATTTATTTATCATCCTGATTTAGAAGATTTTGAAATAAATGTAAATGATAAAATTACAATTACTGGTGGAGAAGCTGCAGAAATAAATGGCTCAGATGTTATTCTTGATGCTTCTAATGAAATCACACTTGATGCAGATGCAGGAAATGTAAATTTAAAAGACGGTGGAACAACAGTTGGTCAATTTCAATTAAATGATTCTAACCATTTAAAACTAGGGTCAGTAGTATCTGATGCTGATATTTTCCTTTTTGGCAATGATGGCGGTTCTACTATAAATGCTCTTAGACTAGACATGTCAGATGCAGGTAGAGCTACATTTAATGACGTTGTTAAAGCAGAAAACTTTCATGCTGACTATCAAGCTTTATCAGGCACTACCCCAACTATAGACGCTGATACTGGGGGTGGTTTTAGTTTAACTGTATCTGGTGCTACTACTTTTACATTTAGTAGTGTTGAGTCTGGTAAAACAGTCGGATTTTATTTAGAAATTACAGGTAATGGTAGTGCAGTAGACTATGAGACAAACCAAACTGTTAAGTTTGCAGGAGGAACTGCACCAGACGCACCTGCAAATGGTGAGACTGATATACTAGTATTTGTTACAAGAGATGGCGGTACTAATTGGTATGGTGCATTAGCTATTGACGCAGCAGCCTAAATTGATAAATTAAAATAAACATAAGGAGAAATCAAATGGTAGAGAAAAAAACAAAAACCATTACGATAAACAACAAAGAATATACTGAAGATCAACTAACAGATAAACAAAAGGTAATCATTACTCATCTTACTGATCTAGACAGAAAAATAACATCAACACAATTTAATCTTGATCAACTTACTGTAGGTAAAACTGCGTTTATGAATATGTTAAATGAGTCACTTGAAGAAAAGTCAGATTCTACTGAGGAATAATTAATGGCTGATGTAAAAAATTTATTACTGGCAACAGCAGGTAATGCAGGTGGCGCAGGTTTAAATGTTGAACAGGTGTTTAGGTCGTTTCCTTACGATGGTAACGGTGGTAGTGGCAACAATATAGTTAATGGAATAGACCTTTCTAACGAAGGCGGTTGGGTTTGGTTTAAAAGACGTAATGGAGGTAATGATCATTTTACTGTAAACTCTGCAGTAGGGGTCGATAAATACCAAGTTCCTAATTCATCTAGTAGTGGAGGCAGTACCTCAAATGTTACTTTTAATTCAAATGGATTTACATTAAATGATAATCTAGGTGACACCAATGAAAGTAACGCACCATATTCTAGTTGGACTTTTAGGAAAGCTCCTAAATTTTTTGATATGGTTACATTTACTGGAAATGGAGCAAATAGAACTATAGCTCATAATTTAGGTTCAGTTCCAGGCATGATTATAGTTAAAAAAACTAGTGCTTCAGGAGATTGGGGTGTTTATCATAGAGGTGCTGCTGCAAATGTTGGTGGAGGAGATAGTACTGATGCCGAAGATTATTACTTTGCGTTACAAAAAGCAGATGCTAGACAAGATGACGTTAATTGGTGGAATGATACTGCCCCTACCTCTTCAGTTTTTAGTCTTGGTCCTAGAAGTGATATTAATGAAGATGGACAAAGTTTTGTAGCTTATTTATTTGCACATAATGACGGTGATGGAAATTTTGGTGAAACTGGTGATCAAGATATCATAAAGTGCGGTAGTTATAATGGTAACGGAACTTCACAGGAAATTAACCTTGGATTCGAACCTCAATGGATTATGTGGAGATGTGCTTCACAAAATTTTAATGACTGGAAAGTTATTGATGACATGAGGGGTTTGGGAATAGAAAAGTCAAGTAAAGATGACTACAGATATCTAAGGCCAAATTCAAGTAGTGCAGAACTTGGTGAATCTGGTATTAGTATTACACCAACAGGCTATCGTTTAAATACATCATCACAATCTATTAATGGGGCAGGTGAAGGTTATATATTTATAGCAATAAGAAGAGATATGGCAGTGCCTACAAGTAGGGCTGAAGTATATGATATATCTCAAAATTTTCTATCTAGTTTTAGTAGTGTAGGTAATAGAGTTGATATGGTTATTGGAAGGTCAAATCAGACTTCACAAAATTGGAGAGCTTTTTCAAGATACTATGAAACTGGTTTTTTAAGAACAGAGGACTCAGCAGCTATAAGTTATTTACCTGATAACGAAGTTCAATGGGATAGCCACGATGGTTTTTATCAAGAAACTAATGGAACACCTAATATATGGTGGCAATGGAGACGTGCCCCTAAATTTTTCGACATGGTTCCGTATATTGGAAATAATACGGCTAGAACAATATCACATAATCTTGGTGTAGCTCCTGAAATGATGTGGATTAAAAAAACTAGTGCTTCAGGAGATTGGTTGGTTTATCATACTGGTCTTACTAATAATAACCATTATATTGTATTAAACTCAGGTGCTGACGAAGAAGATTTTGGTTCTGGAATGTGGAATAATACTGCACCTACTGATAGTGTATTTTCTATTGGATCACACAATCACCCAAATGCAAATAATGCTCATTATATAGCTTATTTATTTGCTTCACTTGATGGTATATCTAAGATAGGAACCTATGACGGTAATGGTTCTTCTACTGGTCCTACTATAGATTGTGGATTTAGCAGTGGCCCAAAGTGGGTTATGATTAAAAGATTAGATGCAGGAAGTAATGATCACTGGGCAGTTTTTGATACTACGAGGGGCTTATCCTCTGGCAACGATTTTTATATAGCAATGAGCAATACAGATGCTGAGTTCAGTAATGTGGATTGGATTGATCCAACTAACGCAGGTTTTCAAGTAGTACAAAGTAACTCTGCTGTAAATGATGGTAGCTCTAAATATATTTTCTATGCAATTGCTGCATAATTTAGAGTTGAAAAGGAGATTTAAGTAATGACTGAATATCGTAATCGTACAAGTGGCGCATTAATGTCAAAAGAAGAGGTACAAGCCTCTGCGCCTAACATGAAAGCACCAAAAGTTTGGAATGAAAATACATTAGATAGTTTTAATGTTGACCCTGTATTTGAAACACCAAAACCAACAGAAGGCATAGGTCAATATCAACACGTTGTTCGAAATGGTGTTACTCAAGCATCTAATGGTAATTGGGAGCAAGCTTGGAAAATTGTAGATATGTTTGCAGATATACAGGGTGGACAAACTAAACAACAACAAGAAACAGCATATCAAACACAATTAGATAATCTTGCAGCAGAAAACAATCGTAGTAAACGTAATAGACTTTTAGATGAAACAGATTGGTGGGCGGTGTCAGATCGTACAATGACATCTGCTCAAACTACATATCGTGCTGCATTACGTGATCTACCTGATCACAGTAACTGGCCTCACCTAGAAAATGATGATTGGCCTACAAAACCATAGGTAATTTAGTATGGCTGACATTAAATTAACATCAGAAGAAGTAGAGGGTATGCTAGATCGTGCAGCTAGACGTGGGGCTAAAGAAGCACTGCGTTCTATTGGTTTACTTGATGATGATGCACAGAGAGATATTACAGAAATGAGAAGTTTACTAGAAGCGTGGAGAGATACTCGTAGATCTATCTGGTCAACTGTAGTAAAATTAGCCACTGTCGCACTGCTAACATTTATTGCAGGTGCAGTGTGGATGACAATGGGTAAGTAAGGAAAAAGAAATGGCGACAAATAAATACTCTAAAAACCCTGCAACAACTGCTGCAGAAAAGGCAGCAGCTAAAACAGCACAAGAAATGGCTAGTCAACAACCTAGTGATAGGGCGTTAGAACAAGAAAGAATAGCAGCAGAAGCTGCAGCCGCTAAAGCAGAGCTTCAAAAGTCTGGTGAATTTGATAAAGCTACTAAAGAAACTCCTATTCTTTATAAAAATGGACAAGCAGGAACAGAATTAGATCTTGAAAAGTTTAACGAGGGAAAAGGTTATGCCGTTTATGACAGTGTTACAGATGCAAATGGTGATCAATATGTAGCTGTATCTGGCAAAAACTCTAGTTTTATTAATAAAATAAGTGCTGATGGAACTATTGAAAGAGTAGCAACTCCACCTAAAAAAAAGGGCAAGAAAAACACCAACATAAACAGAGTTCTTGGGGCTTTTGAAAATTTAAAAGAAACATTAGATTTAAGTCAACCTGAACCTGAACAGCCAGTGGATATGTCTCCATTTATAGATCCAACACCTGTACCAGGAGATCCAACACCTGTACCAGGAGATCCAGTGGATCTACCATATCAAACACCGATAGACATACTAGATCCATATCCATTACCATCACCTGTAGACCCAAAGCCAGAACTTCCTAAACCTGCAGATCCAACACAACCTGGACCAACAGGACCACAAGTAGGTGGAGATTTTGTTCCTACTGTTCCCTCTACTGAAGTTTTAGAATTAGAGGCTGATGAAGTAGCGCCTATCAATCCCTCTGTTCCACAGACTGTTGTACAAAAGGTAGCTCCTGTAACGTATCAGTCAGATCCTGTAAGTGTTGCACCTGCAACTTCTGGTTCAGGAACTCAAATTCCTTCAACAGGAACATTCTCTGCACCAACACAGACTGCAGGTCTTTCTGCTGTACCTTCACAAATAAGCTACAAAACACACTATGCAGGTACTGCAGGTGCTGTTCCTCAAACTCTTGTTACCACTGCTCCAGGGCTAGGGGAGCAGTATACGTCTGGTTATAAGACAGTGTATTACGTAAATCAACTAGGACAGCGTATACCCATTACTGAGTTTAATGGTAGACCTACTACTTACGTACCACCAGGTTTTTTTAAAGAGGGTACAAACCCACAACAAACTACACCTACACCTACACCTACACCTACCCCTACACCTACACCTGAATCTCAAGGTGATCCTAACGTGCAAGTGCAATTACCAAGTACTCCTGTGCAAATGTCTGAAGGTGGAGATGTAACACTAGCTAGAAAATTTCTAGGGTTTGATGGTCCTCCTCAACAACTTGATAATTTCTTACAAGCTAGTCCTGCTGCTGCTGCACGTATGGGTAAGTACAGGCAAGCTATGACAGATATGGGTAAAATGCGTATGGGTGCTTCAGAGGGCACGTTAACCTCACCACCTGCAGATACTACTACACCACCTGCAGATACTACTACACCACCTGCAAACCCTATGGCTCAGATGAGTGAAAATCTAGTTAGTCAAACAATGCAGCCCATGCAAGCCCCTACAAGTATGATAATGCCTACTTCAGGTGAGTTTATCCCAGTAGATGCAGGTCAGACTACACCTGTCGCTCCTATGGCTGATGCTGCTACTGTCGATACAGTACAATTAGCAGAGATGCCTACTAACGTAGGGGCAGTGACTGCTGACGCTACTGCTGTAGCTCCCGAAGTACAGGCAGAAACAGATAAGCTTAAAGCAGCCCAAGGTGAAGTCTCAAATATAATAGACGCTGCCCAACAGGAAACAAGTTCTGTTTCAGGATTAGAGGCTGCAAAAGGAGAGGCTATAAAGGTAGATGGACCTCAGCCTAGAAAGTTAGAAACAGACCCTGTGACAGGTGAAAGTGAGCTTGTTTCTAGTGTTGCTAACGCTGAAACTGCTGCTGCATTTACTGAAGCAATACAAGCGGCAGAAGCTACACCCTCTAAACAGGCTACGGTTGCAGGTCAACTAGAAGGACTCATGAACCAGTTTGAGGGAGGTAACACACCGCCTTGGGCTGCAGGATCAATGAGACAAGCTATGGCTACACTAGCTGCTAGCAGGACAAGCTGTTATACAGGCTGCTATGGAGTCTGCACTACCTATAGCTCAAATGGATGCCTCTACACAGGCACAGTTTGAAGCACAAAACTTATCTAACAGACAGCAACGTGCAATGCTTGCTGCTCAACAACGTGCTACGTTTATAGGCCAGGAGTTCGATCAAGCATTTCAGGCTCGTGTAATTAACGCATCTAAGATTTCTGATATAGCTAACATGAACTTTACTGCTGAACAGCAGATAGCTCTAGAGGATGCTCGTGCAGCAAACACTATGGAGTTAGCTAACCTATCTAACAAACAAGCTATGGTAATGGCAGAGGCTGCTGCGTTGTCACAACTTGATATGGCTAACCTATCAAACAGACAGCAGACTGCTGTGCAAAATGCTCAGAACTTTTTGCAGATGGATATGGCTAACTTATCCAACAGACAACAAACAGAAATGTTTAAGTCTCAACAAAACATTCAAGCTTTGTTTACTGATGCTGCTGCAGAAAATGCTTTTGCTCAATTTAACGCAGCAAATGAGAATCAAGTAAATCAATTCTTTGCAAGTCTGTCTAGTCAGACATCACAGTTTAACGCTACACAGCAGAACGCTATGGATCAGTTCAACGCAAACAGTGTTAACTCTTTACGTGAGTTTAACTCTGGGTTACAACAACAACGTGATTTATTTAACGCACAAAACGGTCTTGTAATAGCACAGGCTAATGCTCAGTGGAGGCAGAATGTAGCAACCATCAATAACGCCACTCAGAATGAAAGCAACATGGCTTTTGCTCAGACTATAAATGCTTTAACAGCTACTAACCTTGATGCAATATGGCAAAGAGAAAGAGATATATTGTCGATGGCTTTCCAAGTATCAGAGGGTAACGCTGAAAGAGCTAACAGTATCATACTTCAGAAGATGGCTGCAGATGCTTCAATAGATGTGGCAGAGTTGCAAGCTCAGATTCAAGCTGCAGGACAAGAAGGTAACTTTTTAAGTGACATCTTTACTACAATTATAGGTTTAGGTTAGGATTAAGATATGAGAACCAATGCACAGGATAGACAAAGAAAAAGAATGGAAGCTTCACAGCAAAATCCTGAGTTGAATATAGATGATCCTAGTAACAAACGCAGATCAAGATCAGGTCTTGGAGGTGCTCAAAAAATTTCAGTTCCTAGCCCAGAGGAATCTGCAGAAGGTGTAAGGAGAATGCAAAATGATTCTAAAAAGACATCTCAAGAAAAGGACTCTGATGATACTCTTGCTACAATAAGTGGATGGATGGAAGCTATAGCAAACCTAGAAGAAGCTCCTGAGTTAAAGGAAAAGAAAGCTAGTTTAAATATAGGGTCTATGCAAAGCTCTATTTCTTCTAAAAAAAAAGAGTTAAAAAAGTCGGATAATGTAATTGATTTTATTGTAGAACACGAGGGTTTTAGTTCAACTGCTTACGATGATGTTAAACAAACATCCATAGGTTATGGAACAAAAGCTACCAGTAAAAATCAAACAATAACTGAAGCTGAAGCAAGAAAATTATTAGAAAGAGATGTAGACATTGCACGTAAAGCTGTTTTAAAAATGAAAGACAAAGCAGGTTACGACTGGGATGAAAATAAAGTAGATGCCCTTACTAGTTTTACTTATAACGCAGGGAAAGGTAATCTCAAAAAGTTAACAAAGAATGGCACAAGAAGTAACGAAGAAATTGCTGCTATGCTACCAGAATACAAAAAAGCAGGTGGTAAAGTTCTTGATGGTCTTATAAAAAGAAGAGCAGCAGAACTTAAATTATTTAATGAAGGATACACTTAATGACAGAGGCGGCACTTAGAGCAGCGATACCAGGACAGTCTTTAACAGACACACCTAAGAACTATCCTTGGGAAAGACCTGCAGAGATAGCAGATCCAGATGAAGCTATAAGATACCACATGGATAGGATTTCACAGGAAGAGGTTATAGATAATATCTTTCACGCTCTTGAATTTGGAGTACCTGCTAAAACACTTTCTGAGTCTATGATGACAGGGGCTGTAGCAAATGGTATCCATAGTATAGATGTAAGTTTAATAATAGAACCTGTTATCAGGTCTTTTATTATGAAGTCTGCTGACATGGCAGGAGTAGAGTACAAAGAAACATTTAAAGACGATGAAAAAAGTCCTGTTGAACGTGCTGCTGTCCTTATGGGAGCAGTTAAAGCAACACCGAAGGACAACATGGATGAAGGTTACGAAGTAATTAAAGAGGCTGCTGAGTCAGCGCAAGAAGAACCTGAAGAAGAAATAACAGAAGAAAAACCAAAAGGTTTAATGGCGAGGTAATAAGATGGTAATAGCAGCAGTAAGAAGGGGTGCTTTCTTTAAGGGTCTTTCAGATAAGATAAGAGCAAACGAAGAATATACTCAAAAGACTTCTAGTGCTATACAAGAATATTTGTGGAACGCAGGTCTTGAAAGAAACAACGAAGTAAAAAAATCTAGAGCACAACTGCAAGAAGCTTATGATTACTTGATAAGTGAAGGACTTGAAGAGGACAAGGGAAAAGCTCTTTTAGACAAAGATCCAAGAGGGCTATTAGATTTGTACAAAGTTGCTCAAAACTATAAATTAAAATCTGGTAGACTTTCCTCTAATATTTTAAATAGTGCAGTAACAATGGCAGAGGGATACGAAGCACCAGACATGACTGCTTCAGAGTTGCTTAAAAAAGCGACACCTACTTTTGTAGAGGGTGCAGAATTAGATCCTCCTGAACAGGAGAGATCTTTCTTAGGAAAACTATTTGGAACTCCATCTATGGATGAGATTAGGTATGATGCTTATTCGTCTGAGATTATGGGTAGAAAAGGGTCAGACATTATGGCAAGTGTCTCAGAACCTACCATAAGAGCTAGAGATACTGCAGGTGGTGTTCTCACTGACTACACAGGACTGGGTGCTATATCCACAACAGAGATACGCCAGGACCAAAGACAAATAATGTTAGACTATGAGGATGAATTAGAAAGAAAAATTAAAAGTCTAGTTGCTGCTGCTAAAGATGTGACAGGAGATGAATTGGATGATCTACAAAATAGAAGATTAGAACTACAGAGAATATCTAAGATAGATAATCCAAAAGAACAACTCAGAGAAATGATGCAAAATCCTGATATTGGTTTTGGAATAGCTCAACAATTTTACAATACAACACCTCAGTTATTTACAGATCAACCTGGCTTTGTAGACAGTGACTTGTTGCCTTTTATATCTGGTGATGAAACTTATACTCAACCTACTCAAGAAAAAACTGAGGTAACAGTTGGAGAAGGAACTGGTAAAGAAAGAACTGGTGGAGAAGGAACTGGTGGAGAAGGAACTACACAAGTTCCTGTAATTAATATTCAAGAATATCAAAATCCTCAAGGACAAGCGGAGGAATATTTTAGAAATTATCCAGAACAAAATTCTCTTGTTGTTATATTAGACGATGGGTCTGAAAAAAGATTTATAAAAACAGAGTCTGGATCGGGAAGAAATAAAAGAATATCTGTACAAGAGGTTGAGTAAATATGTCTCAAACACAGTATCGAACATACTCTCAAGAAGAATACGATAATCTCTTTTCTGTAAAAAAGGATAGGAAGAAAGAAGCACCGTCTGGTTCTTTGATGGATCAACTAAGTCAAGATGAAAACTTTGAAGTTATAAGTAGATATATGGATGATCGTTTTGGTATGACAACAGACCAGTACGACAAGGAAGAAATCATAGACTCTTACGTAAACAACATGCGTAAGTTTAACTTTGGTCAGTCTGTTGTTACAGTTGGGGAACTCAGCTACCTTAACAAGGGTGACGAACAAGCACTGGCTCGTAGAAGAAAACTGGCAGGGGATGCTTACAATTTATTTGATAGTCTTGATGGAGCATTCAGTGAGGGAAGAACATTTGGTGAAAAGGCTGACGCTGTTTACGACTATGCTCGTGCACTTGTTGTTGATCCTGTAAATATTCTTAGTCTTGGTATCGGTAAACTTGCAGCATCTGGTGCTACCAAAGCAGCCAGTCAGGTAGCTAAACAGGCTGCAGTAGAGGCTGCTGAAGCAGCTACTAAAACTCTTGGTAAGAAATCTCTAACAAAGAGAGGTCAAGAGGAGATTGCTAAAGAGGCTCGTAAAGCCTACACAAAAAATATAATAAATGATGCAGGTTATAAGACTGCTCTTAACAAAGCTCTAAATAAAGAAGTTGTGTATAGTGCTGCTGCTGATACTCTGGCAGGTGTTGGTATTGAAGCTTTAAATCAAAAGGCAAGAATGAAGGCAGAAGCACAAGAAGAATATGATCCTGTTGCTTTGTTGTTTAGTGGAGTAGGTGGTATAGGTTCAGGTGGTCTTGCCTTCACTCTAAACAAATTGAGAGGAACATCTAAGATACCTCTTTATTCTACTCTAATAGAACAATCAGAGCAGGTAACTCTAGCAGCTAGACAAGCAAACATGGAGGAGGCTGCTAGACTTATTGATGTAGCTAAGTCTGTCGATGAGTTAGATATAAAGGTTGTTGAGGATGGAACCTCAAGGCTTTCTTCTTACGCTGATATGTGGGCAGAAAGAGTAAAGGAAGGTTTACAAGTAAGATTAGATAATAAAGAAATAGATGAAAATATTTTTGATTTTAATCATGATCTTGAATTACTCAGATACTTTTTGAACGGTGATGGAGAAACTGTAAAAGGTCTTAAAGATATTTTGTATGATGCAGGTGTACAAAGGTGGAGTGCAAGAGCCAGAGATGATAGGTTTAATTTATATCTAGGTGAAGTGATTGAAAAATTAGATAAGAATACACTGGATGATATACAAAAATCTTTTGATGCTGTATTTAGTAACGCTTTAGATGATGAGCTAAGTAAAATTTCTTTTAAAGATTTTATGAAAGGCTATGCTTCTAAAGCTAGTGAAGCAGGTAAAATATTAAATATCTCAAGACAGTTAAATTCTATCTTTGAGGTAGCAGGTAAAGAAGCAAATAACATTACCAATGAACAAGCTGTTAATATTGTATTAGATCCTGCTAAAAAAGGTATATACAAAACAATTACAGAAAAGTCTGAACCATTTCAAAAGAACTTTATCAAGTATTTGGTTATGCACCCTGGAACTACAGCCCTTAACATAAAGGGTTGGATTCAAGCGTCTGGTATGCAGTCTTATACAGACATGTTAAAGGCAGGTTTGTACGGTCTTGCTGATGTAGTATTCGATGGAAAAGATTCAGCAGTATCCTATCGAAATAAAGCAAAACAATTAATGAGTTTACAAGGTCAGAAAGCTAGAAATATTCTTGACCCCTACATGACTTATGAAGCTGCTATGGACTATCTTACCTTTAGGCCAGAGGCTAGGAAAGAATTGTTTAGATACATAAACGGTGGTGTAGAGGTAGATAATGTTTTAAAAGAGTTAGAGTTAAATCCTGGTGAAAAGTTAACTGAAACTAGTTTTGAAAAATTAACAAGAAAACTACAGACACTTTACGGAGTTAAAGCTCAAGATCTCCTTACTAAAACTCAAGAGTTTATGTACTCTCTTGATAAACAAATAAGACTTGAATATGACATGACCCTCAATGAGTTCATGACGCAAGACAATGTGTGGGAATATTTATCTGATCCTGCGTCTGATGCTTATCAAAAGTTTCTTAAAATAGAAACAACTGCTGTGACAGAAGCTCTTGATAACACTTTCTCTAGATCTTTTACAAATGTAGTACAAGCAAGAAAGGGTGATCCTGTTGCCATGCTTGCAGGTATTATTGAAGAGACAAGAAAGATACCTGTCATAGGAGCCATAGCTCCATTCGGTCAGTTTTTTAACAACACCCTAGCTTTTACTTTTAAGCACTCAGGGGCAACTATGATCTATAGAAAAGCAGCAGGTATTGAACAAGATCCATTTGAAGGTATTGCTAGAATGGCTGCAGGTTGGAGTGCTCTCGCTCTAGCAACAATGAAAGAGAAAAAGAATCTTGATGAAAATCTAGCTTGGCATGAAGAGAGACAATCGGATGGACAGGTTGTAAGTAGACAGTACGACTTTCCCTACAGTCACTTTAAAGTTTTAGGTAGAGCAATGGCACACAAGTTGAGGGATGGTGACGTACCTCAAGATTTAAAAAGAGTAATATCAGAACAAGTAGGTGTACAGGGATTCATAAGAAACCTTGGCACACAGGGTAGAGTGCTTAGTGATCTAGGAACAAGTATCCTTGATCTTGATGGAACTGCAGCAGGTGACAACGGTATGAAGCTTCTTGGTGAAGCGTTAGCTATGTACGCATCTGGTTTTAGTAGAGTTGCTGATCCTGCTAATCAAATTATTGCATTTTCTAGAGGTGAAGATTACGTTTACGCAGATAAAAAACAAGGTGTAAAAGAATTTAATAATGCTCTAAGATACACTGATGAAATATTTGATATAATGACAGGTGGTGCTGTTAAACAGAACGCAGTAGAAAAGAAGATAGCTACCCAAGAGGATACACCTGCAGTTCCAATAGGAAGAATACTAGGTTACAGAGCAATAGAAGCACCATCAACAATAGAAAAATTGTTTAATGATGTAGGTAGATCCCAGTGGAAAACAAACTTGTACAGTATTCCAGAAGCAACTAACGTTATCAACGACTACATCTTTCCATATTTAGAAATGTGGGCAGACACTGTTGTTAAAAATAACTGGGATGAAAGAACACTAGCTGATAAAGAAAAGATTTTAAAAGACGTTCTTGTTGCGGCAAGGGATGATGTTATGGAAGTTTTAAGAACTTCTGAAAATGATGAACCCAGAAAAGCAGAATTAATATTCTCAATTACAAATAAAAATTTAAAGAAATCTAAACTAAGAAAATATTTAGAATCATTTGGAACTTCAGAAAAGAATCTGTGGGAGCTAGACCCTCCTCAACTAGAACTAATACTTTCATTCTTAGACGATGAGGGTTTTAGAAATAGAATGCTAGAAGCAGAATCGGGATTGAGATGAATAAAAAGAAACCCCCAGGAATTAACTGGGGGTTTTTTAGTTTGTTATTTCTTTTTAGTATTTTTATACTTTATCATTTTGTCTGAGTAAGAGAAGGCTTCTTCAACTATCTCCTCAGATCTGTTATACTTACCAGAGGCAAGGAGTCCTGACAAGGCATGACCTGCAAAAAAATCGTCAGTCTCCACCTTTATCTGGGCAGTGTCTTTCTTTGACACAAACTCTTGGGCTTCCTGCTCAAGGGTTTTTTTATTATCTTTGTTAGTCATTTATGTTTTTCTTTTAACGACTCTAACATCCTGGCAAGATACCACTGTGCTTTCTCTATATCTTCTACAGGATTAGTTTTATATTTGTGACGGTGTTGATACTTGATTACGTTGCCATGACAGTAATCTATAAAGCCATCAAGACCCAACACTTGTTTTATGTAGTCAATACACTCTATGCCATCGTCTGCATGGTTATAATGAAAGGGTCTATCAACTGGATTAAATTTAGAACTCATCTCTTTCCTTCCTGCTAAGTCTATTATATCTGATATAGAGTATTTCTCGCACTCTCCACAATGACCATCATCATCTAATAGAAAGCCGCAGTTCTTACACTTCATATCAACTCCTAACTTACCTCAACGGTATGTCTACTATTTTCTATCACGTAGTCTAGGGGAAGTATAGTAACCAAGTCACCTCTTCCTGGTCTAGTAAGAAGACCAAACTCTCCTTTAAAATAATCAGTGCATCTCTTTCTTAGATCATCTATTATATCAGAAGGATCTAGTAAGTAGAAAGCTTCCTTGGCTCGTACCGCAACGAATCTGTCTACTCCGTTTGGTACTCCCCATCCCTTAGTGGGTTTCCAGTCGGGAGGACGTTTGACTGTACGTAACTCCCACCAGATTGTGTAGTCTACTGGTCCTCTTCTTTCAAATCGTTTAGCTGCTTTAACGTCAACCTTACCAAACTCTTTGTCCAAAACATCCCAGTGTTCAAAGATGTCTTCATCCCTTGTAGCAGATCTAACAAAGTTATTTCCACGTAACTTTATAAATTCTTTTTCTGCTGCTGTTCCCTCTCTAATTGAGAAAGCGTTTCTTTTCGCCATTGGCTATGCCCCTATGTCTACCACCTCGCAGACATCACCAGTGCAAGCAAATGTTTGACTCGAACTAGTAGTGTCTTCTTTTTCATACTCGCTGAGTCTAGACCAGTCAATACTTTTTGGCATAGTGGATAGAATATTTTTATATTCTTCTTTACCTATCTCCTGATACGGAGCTTGTTGATAGGTGTGTTCATTGTAAGGTAGGAAGGACACACCAGACATTTCATCGAAGTGTTCATACACAAATGTTCCAACCTCAAACCACTCATCCTTCTTGACGTTGATAGTCACAGATGGTTTATGCTCACACCAGTTTCTCTGATACATCAACCACATATTAAGTTGATCAACAGCAGATAGATCAGATGTAACCACAGCCTTGTTAGGAGCTTTTACAGGAAAAGAGAATACTGTTGTCTGATCTGGTTTAAATACATCAGGCTCACTAGGAATACCCTGATCCTTCATGAAGGTGGTAAGAGGGTCTTTGTTATCTCCTCTAACGGTTCTAATGTAATAAGGTGAATGACGTGCATGGATACCAGATGCAGAGTCAACCAACTGTGAGACTGTGCCTGATGGTTTAACACAGGTGATAGCTGCTGACTGTGGAATACCAAGACGATCAGCCCACTCAGCATTAGTAACAACAGCAACGTTACGTAGGTTTTCAAGTGTTTTATCCAGTCCTTTATTTTTTGTAGTCATCAATGGGTTGTCCATAATACCAGTTAGTGACACACCCAACAAACGTTCTTCTTCAGTATTCGTTGTCCACACTTTTCGCAGGTATGGAAATTTCGTGTACGTGCTTTGGATCGTCCCAAGTATTGTGGCGAGTCTGACTTTTCTAGCCAAGTCATCCACCGTATCTG